AGCTCGAACTTTTATGAAACTTATCCATGCACAGATCCGTCAGGACTGTGTTGGTAAGGATCATAAAAGGTCCCCTTGGGAGAGGCTATTGCCTCTCCTAGGGAACCCTAACAAGGTAGACGCCGATAGGCTGTTCTACCTTATGCCGTCGGGGAGTCTCCTATCGGAGACCCGTCACGGTAAGTCTCTGCGTAGACAAAAGTTTATGCAGAAGACTGAGTTCTTCTCAGACTTCCAAAAGGAAGGCCTGAGAGTCATCCTGACCAGGGATATAGGGCTATCGCCCCGCCTGGTAGGTGTGCTGGTCAATAGACCAGCAAACCATTTTAAAAGAATCGAGGAATTCATATCTGGATTCGTCGACTCACTATGGCTCGCTGACGAGAAAGTATTCTTGTACGGCTCGCCTGAGTACCTTCTGATACGAAAAATCGTTCGGAAGATATTTTCCGTGGGGACACATAATTTATGTGACCTCGTGGATCAGTGGAAGGAATGGGGTAATCACCTCTTCCATACACTCGCGCGTACCTCCACGATAGGGGAGTTACGCGTACCGGCGAAGAACAACATCTTCCGCCGTCTGCAGGGTATACCCTACATTAGTAGGGTGTACTCGGGAGATGTGGATATGCTGCTAATGCAGCATGTCTCACACCTTGTGTCTTCGAGGCAAATGCCATATATGGGACTTGCCACGGAGTTGAGGGCTAGAGAACAGTACAAACATGTACTGAGCTCCAGCTTTGAGCCATCGGATCGGACGGTAGTCCAGATGGGGATGGCTGCTAGGAGGATAGGAGCGATCTGTAGAAAGCTCCGTCCCACCCTTAACACTGGAGAGTGCCACGTATCCGTGACAAACTCCGGTGAATTCGACCACCCGATCGCCAAAGGCGGTCAGGCGGCCGGAGTTAAGGATGCACTGGTTAGAATACTAACCCGTGTCCCTGATAAGGACCTCATGGAGGATACTCCATTCGGTCCCGCCGTCCACCGTAGTGGTATTCCACTATGGCGGACGTTATTCCGAGAAACAACCCTAGCTACCGCTGGGGAGTTCCTCGAGCACTATTCCATAATCTCCCAATGGGAGATTAGGGAGCAGAACGGCAGATACCTGGGACTCGATAGAGCCACGGGTATGCAGATGATGTACGTTGCGTGGAAAGAAATCGACGCAACGCCGGTATTACGGGCCGAGGTTGTCCCAGAATTGGGAAACAAGGCCCGTCACGTAACAGTTGGAGCCTATTGGCTCAACGTGTTACAAGCTCCACTTGCACATCTATTGATTGATGCAATGAAGTACCACCCTTCAGTCTTCTCAAGCTTTCACCGACAGGATCAGGCTTTTGAAGCAGTGAAGGGTCTATGCGCGATGAAGGTCAAGGAACTTGACCCGGGTCACGCGGTGCTTAGTAGCGACCTAAAGGACGCTACTAACGCTCAGCAGTGGAAAATTACGAAAGCAATTCTCCGCGGCTTTATTCAGGGGTATAAACTATCGTTTAGACCTGAATACATAGAACTAGTCCTAAGCACTATCGGGCCTAGGCTAGTCTTATTTAAGGATGACACCTCAGTTCTTACCAGAACGGGGATAATGATGGGTGAGGCTATCGCCAAACCCTCCCTGACACTGCTCAATCTATCGATTGAGGAACTAGTGTTTCTCCAGTTTACTAACTGTGAGGAAGCACTAATGGAAGATGAACCCGCTCCCTATCGGGAGTGGAGGTTCATCCATATAGGCGGGGATGACCACCTTGTTAGGGGTCCTATCCCATATCTCCAAGCCATATCCCAGAAACATCTGGAATGTGGCTCTCACATAGATCCTGGGAAGCACGGCTTCTCAAGGGTCTGTGTTAAGTACACTGAGAGGCTGATTAATTTAACCAACCTCCAGTATGCGAAACCTTTTGACCCGAGCGATTATAGCAAATCTGTCATAGTCGACTCGGTTAAGGTTCGACTTCTTGAGCGCGGTCTATCGACTGAGATCAAGAAGGATAACAAGAATGTGGCGATTGGTAAATCGACACAACTTGGACGATGCCTAGAATGGTTGCCGATAGACGACCGGTTCTGGGCTCCTGGCAAAAGGGCGAGTATTCGCGCCCTGTTTGTCGAGAGAATGGGGGAGTTGCTGCCTAGAAAGGCAACAAATCCACGCGCCTTTGCGGCCATACACCTACCAACGAAAGTTGGAGGATATGGCTTAGGGATGAAGAGTGAGTTACGACAGTTTCTCCTCCAGTCCCCTGAACCCACACGGGGCCTTATACATAAGGCCTCGCTGGGGCTGGACGTTTCTGAAGAGCTCCGGGTGTTTAGGCAACTGAACACGAACGTCTCCGTTCGTGGTGTTGACTACATCCAAGAGCTCCAGGAACGTATAGTTGACCACCTATCGGAATTTCCGATGGGTATCAACGCGATAGGGTGGAAGGAACTTCGACAGAAGTTCCCTGATCCGTCCAATAATCCTAGGAAGGTTCTTGCCCTTGCCGAGGACGCTGGCTATCTCTCGATAGAGGAATTTGCCAAGCGCGCGGTAAGGGGGAACCTTTTCCAGGAATTGTTGGCGGGCAGAAGGCCTAGAAAGGCCTTTAACACCCGCAAGTTCATAAAGACCTACCGGTCTGTATGGACTGCGACCGAGGACAGCCTACTACCGTATGCTGAAGACCTCGGTTTGACATCTGATGAAATCGCGACAGCGATAAACCAGATGCAACCTCAGTGGTTCTTTGATAGTAATCAAATAGTGCTGAGTGACATCGGCTTCTTCATGGATGAAGAGGTCGATGATTTCCAGGAGGAGAAGTTTATTAACCTCTTTACGAAGGACCTACCGGTCCTTCGTATTCCTCCTACAATGTTAGGGATTAGAATCAATAGATCCTAGTGCCTAATGTCGGTTGGACTCTTTTGGGTATCCCGAAGGATAAAACCATGATCCTTCCAACACAAGT